CTGATCAGGTGACCCGCGATCACCGCGACCGGCTGCTGTGCCAGTTGCAGGATCGTTTGGCTCAGGTGCCGGTAGCATGTGACCGTGAACAGATAACACGCGCGCCTGCGCGTGGCCCGGTGCTGCTGTTCCAACCGCGCGAGACGGTGATCACAGAGGCGGGCAATGTGCGAACACGCGATGTCGGGCAGTTCGCGGGCATGATGGTGCAGGATGCCTTTCACAAGGCCGAATTGCAGGCGGCGCGGCGTAAGCAGCCTGCGCCTTACACGCCGGGTCAGGTCGGTATCGGTCGGGTGTATCGTGATCTATTTGAGCGCTGCGAGACGTCAGGACTGAAGCTATCGCAGTTGGGTCAGTCTGGCGGAGGTGGGGGCGATGGAACCGGGATCAGCGAAGCCGTTTTGGATGACATGCAGCAACTGCGGAGGCTCAATCGCCGCATTGGTACTGGCACGGCAATGACGGTGCGCCGGATGAGGCCATCGCGGCGCGGCGGCACGGCAACCAGACCGGCGCGCAATATCAGCGACCTGCGGCTGGTGCATATGTTTTGCGTCGACTGCGAGACTTTGAGCGCCATTCTGGTGGCGCATGGGTGGTCTGATAGGGGTGAAAGTAAAAAAATACTGCAACGCGCCCTGTGCGCCGCCCTAGATCGTATGCGATGAAGTCTACCCCGCGTGTTGCAAAGGGGGTTGACCGTTAAGTCGGTCATTTGTAGCACTTATGACATCATCACCAAATGCGCCCACCGGAAACGGTCAGGGCGCATTTTTGTTGGCATGGTTTACCAAACACTGCGAGGCGATATGACACCCAAGGCTCTGCCACAGGAAGATTGGAGCATTTCTTTTTCAGGCGGTCGAATGATCTTGTCCGCCGCATACGCTGAATTTGAAGATGGCTCGCAATACCTGCATCACGCCGTCTTTGAACTAGTCGCTAACTCGTCTAATTATCCGGTCACTCTCGACGATCTTAAAGGTACTCATTTCGTTACCGTCGATGACGTTCACAGCCTTCATACTGCCAGCTAGGTAAGCAGATTTGAGGCCCGGAACTTTCTGTGCTGGACCGTTGAGCGGCCTGAAGCTTTTGAACTCTTGGAAGATGAGAACGGTATAGGCCGCACCATCATCGTCTTCGCACGAGATTTCGGCGATTAGCTCTGTCATTTGATTGTTCCTTTTTGAGAACCGTCAGGCAGAATCACTGTCTATGTCAATTCGGAGCGATTGATATCTTGGGGGCTCGCGATGGCGTTGCGGAAAATGTGCGTCACGGCAGGCTGTGATGATCTGGCCATTGCTGGTCTCTCGCACTGCGAAGATCACGAAGCGCGGCGGCTTGCAAAGCTTGCGGCGCGTCGGGATGCGGCGGGGAAGTCTGCCCATGCCATTGCCTTCGCGGCGCTCTACCGTCTGGCCGCGTGGAAGTCTGGACGCTTGCGCCATCTGCGCCGCAATCCACTGTGCGTCGACTGTGCTGAACTGGGTGCCGTGGTTGAAGCTAAAGAGGTAGATCACATCATCCCGCATCGAGGCGACCGCAAGTTGTTCCTGAGCCGGTCGAACTGGCAGTCGCTCTGCAAGTCTTGCCATAGTCGCAAGACGGCTGGCGAGGTGTTCCACGGCAAGGGGGGGTAGTCTGAAAATCAACGCGCACCATTAGAAACCGGCGGTGAGACCTTCCTTTTCGTGAGCGTTGAATTGGAGAAAAAAGCCCAAGGTTAAAAGCCCAAGGCACAGGAGAAAGGACGATCAAATGAAAGGACGCAAGCCGAACACTGGCACGGTTGTGCCTTTCAAAGGCGACCCCAAAAAGCATGTGCCAGATGCGCCAGATTTTCTGAGCGAAGACGCACGCAAAGTCTGGGATGAACTGGCAGGCCAACTGGTCGCCAAGGAACGGCTAGAACCGCATCACACCCATCTGTTTGCGGGGTATTGCGAAAGCGTTTCGAATTTTATCAACGCGACGCATTGCCTCGTGATGGAGGGGCTTTACTACGAAGCGCAGACCCGCAACGGCAAGCAGCAAAAGAAGACTGCGCCCTGGAGTTTGCAGCAAGAGGCACTTGGCCAGATGCAACGTCTTGGCGCTTTGTTCGGCATGTCGCCGGTGGACGAAAAGCGCTTGGGGGCCGGAGGCCAGGGCGATCTGTTCGATGATGTTGTGAGCATCTTAAATGGGAAAGCCTGAAGATCCCGTCACCGGCTACGCAGAAGATGTGGTGGCGGGCAATATCGTTGCGGGCAACTTGGTTCGGATGGCTTGCGAACGCCATCTAATGGATCTGGAAACGGGTGCCGATCGCGGTTTGATTTTTGACGTAGAAGCGGCGATGCGCCCGATCCGGTTCGGTGGGATGTTGCAGCACTCGGTTGGGCCAATGGCGGGTCAGCCTCTGACCTTGGAGCCGTGGCAGCAGTTTCGCATCGGATCAATGTTTGGCTGGAAACGCGAAGACACGGGATTGCGGCGGTTTACGACCGCTTACAACCAAGTGGGCAAGAAGAACGGCAAGACCACAGAGACGGCCCTGCCGATGATTTACACCCAGTTGTTTGACGGCGAGGCAGCACCGCAAGCGTACTGCGCGGCCACAACGCGCGACCAGGCTGGGCTGTTGTTCAAGGAAGTGAAACGCATGATCAAGCGGTCAGCGTTTCTCAGTCAAATGATGGATGTGTGGCGAACTGTGATCGAGACGCCGCGCTTTGATGGGTCTATTTCTTGTCTGAGCCGGGACGGTGACAGTAGCGATGGGATCAACCCAAGCTTTGTCGCACGAGACGAGATGCACCGCTGGACCGATCGAGAGCTTGAGGAAACGATCATCGAAAGTATGGCCGCGCGGGGCCAGCCGATTGATTGGATCATCACAACTGCGGGCCATGATCGTACAAGTTTATGCGGCGAAATTAGGGGCTACGCGGAAAGCGTCCTGCGCGGGGCGGTCCAGGATGATGCGTTCTTTGGCTATGTGGCAGAGCCACACCCGGACAGTGATCCAATGGACCCGGTCGCATGGGCTATGGGCAACCCGAACCTTGGGGTCTCAAAGAAGCTGTCGTTCGTTGAGGGAAAGGCAAAGAACGCTCAGTTGATCGCGGGACGCATGCCAAACTTCAAACGGTTCCACCTGAACCTTTGGACTGAGGGCGCGGAAATGTGGATTGACCGCGACAGTTGGGATGCAGGCATGGCGTCTGCACCGATCGATATCCGCAAGCTCTATGGGCGACCTGCATGGGTAGGGCTGGACTTGTCTAACAAGATTGACACGACCGCAATTGTGGTCGCGGTGCCGGTTGAAGGGGTGATTTACCTGATCACTTACACCTTCCTGCCAGAGGGGCCGAAGGGGTTTATCAAGCGCGCGCAGAAAGAAAAACGCGAGTTCGTAAGTTGGCGTGATCAGGGCTGGCTGGAAGTGCACGCCGGTGGGGTCATCGATGAGGATCAGATCGCAGAGCGGCTGGAGTGGATCAGGGCTAGATTTGATTTGCGCGAGATTGCTTACGATCCATGGGGCATGAAGAACTTGGCCAAGCGGCTAGATCAGCGGCGGTTCCCGATGGTGGAACATCGGCAGGGCTATGCCTCGATGTCAGAGCCAATGAAGCGGGTCGAGGAACGCGTGGTTCAAGGCACAATCAGGCACGGTGGAAATCCGGTACTCGGATGGCAGGTTGGCAATGTGCACCGCGACGAGGATGCAGCGGAAAACGTGAAGCCGAACAAGAAGAAATCGAATGGCCGCATCGATGCCGCCGTCGCCATGATCATGGCAGTCGGGCGGGCAGAGGCACAGGAAGGCAAGCGCAAAGCGCGGGAAATTGAGGTGGTCTAATGGGTTTGTTTTCGTTTGGTCGGCGGCAGGTAGAAACGGGGCGGATCGAGCCAATCGCACCGGTTGCGCCTATCGCTGCGGCGGAATTATCCGCACCGAAGGTCTCAAACGCGGGACTGTTCAATATTGGCTTTGGCGCGGGGCAGTCTCGGGTTCGTTCCTTGCCGCGCGCGACGGGTGAAATCGCACAACGACACGCAACAGTTTTTTCGTGTGGCAACAACATCGCGGGCGATCTTTCGAAGGTCCCTTTGAAACTCTGGCAGCGTAAAGGAGATGGAGAAGAAGCACGGGTGCGCGATCACCCGGCGGTGTACCTGATGAACGTCGAGAGCTCGCCAGCAATCGCAGCGGCACAGCTCCGGTTCGCCCTGGTCTATTCCTTCTGCATTCGAGGCAAGGCGTGGGGCTACGGCCCGCGCGACGGCGGAGGTGAGTTGGAGCTAATCGAGGCGGTCCATATGGCAAACCCTGACGGGGTGTCGATGCTGCGCAACGGTCGGGATCGTGTGTTTGAGTTCGAGGACGGGGCAGGCGTGCGGCGACGGGTCGGCAGTCGGTCCATGGTCGCGCTGCGATATATGCCGCTTGATGGCTGGACAGGCCGCAGCCCAATCGAGGTTGCGGGAGAAAGCTTTGGTTTGGCGCTGGCGGGTCAAGAAGCCGCAGCGCGGACAGCATCAGGCAAGCCGATCAGCGCCTTCATCAAAATGGCCGACACGTTCGAAGACAACGACGCCTATGTGCGCAACGGCAAACGAATTAAGCAGGCGATCACGGATGGCGACGGCTTCCCGATCATCGGTGCCGACGACATGATTGAAAGTTTGGACTTGTCCGCAGCAGATCAAGAACTGCTGGCGAGCCGCAAGTTCGATCGCGAGCAGATTGCGGCGGTGTATCGGATGCCGCCGAGTAAGTTGCAGATGCTGGAAAACGGCGTGAAGGCAAACGGCGAACAACAGGCCATCGACTATCTGACCGACTGTTTGATGCATTGGTCGGTCCCGGTCGAAGCTCAGTACAATCTAAGCCTTTTGACGGAAGCTGAGCGCCGCAGATAGTGTCCCAAGGAATGGTGTAACTTTGTTCTTCGGCCATGGCTTGGCCGCAGTTACAGGACGGCGATTGTCGCCGGGTCCATGGGGGTAGTGTCGCAAATGGCGGCGACGGTTTCCAGTGTCATGTAGCGCCGCGTGATCGCCCACTCATCATTTTGCTCCAGCATCAGGGCTCCGACCAGTCGTGTGACTGCGGCCTCGTTTGGAAAGATGCCGACAACGTTGGTCCGGCGCTTAATCTCCTTGTTGAGGCGTTCAAGTGGGTTTGTGCTGTGGATCTTGACCCAATGCTCGCGGGGAAAGCTCTTGTAGGCCAACACGTCATCCTCAGC